AGAGGTGGCTGCGCCTGAGCCATACACCGGCTGACCAGCGTTAGGACCAGTCTCAAACCTTAGAACTCCCCTTTCGTCCTTTCCTTGTTTTGGCTCTTCAGGAACTCTGTTGTCATACAATACAGTGCCGTCTTGATTGTAAACCACATCGCCCTTCTTGACGGTTGTTGTTCTGTCTACTGGCATAGGAACCATTCCGGTTGCATAAGCAACAGCCATTGTAGTTCCAAGCCCACCACCAAGCTCCGTTATCGCCTGCGGATCACCCGCAGCGGCACGAACAGCAAGAGCACCAAAATTTCGTGTATGACTTGTGTCTGCGTCTGTATTCCTTAAAAGATTGACTCGATCCTCCATTAAGTCAGCAATGCCCCGATAGTCTCCCGCATCGAACATAATCTTCGCCGCAGCCGCATCTTGGAACATCGTCTTTCTGCGTCTTTCTGCAAGGTCTTCATCCTGCAATGACTTGACGCGGGCAAGCTCATCCTCCTGACGAGTCTGCTGAATAAAAGCAGGCATCTCATTCTTGAATGCAGCGCCTAGTCCTGATAGTGCTCGACCTATATCAACGGCCATTGTATGTATTCCTTGTTGCTATAGGTTGGGGATGTTGCCTCTAAGACCGGCGCTGTACATATTTGCAAAGTTTGCTGTGTTTTGGTTAGTGAAGTTCCCGTTAGGGTTTGTTCCACCTGTCCATCTAGGATCAGAGTAATTAATCCCCTGATTCTGGTTCTGATTCTGGTGCGGCTGAAACATATTATAAGCAGCTCCGCCAGCCTGTAGGGCATTACCTATGCTCTGTGCGTATTTAGGTGACGCTAGTGGTGTCTGCTGCACACCAGAAAGGGCAGAACCTATATTAGACTGTGCAGATGCCAGTGCAGTGCTATACGCGGTCTGTGCCTGCGCCTCGTTCATCGCGCCAGAGGCCAACTGACTGTTTATGTAGCTAGTCTGCTGGGCCATCATATCTGATATGTCACGACCCTGGTTACCGTAGATGTTAGACATTGCCGTAGATGCTGCGCCGTACTGGTTAGATAAATCACGACCAGCCTGTGTTCTTCCGCTTGCAAGGTTATTGCCTAAGCTGCTAATGGTTTGTGCTGCTGGCAGGCCAGTATTCAGGTTGTATTGGGCTAATTGATTGCCGAGATTAGACTGCGCTTGAAGCTGCTGCGAGCCAAGCCCAGTAGCCAAGTTAGCAAGGTTAGACCCTTGTGCTGTATAGGCTCCTAGTTGAGCCTGCCCCTGCGCCATGTTTATGTCTGCAAGGTTGCCGCCCATATTAGTTCCAGCTTGGAGTTGTTGTCCTCCCAGTCCGGTAGCTATATTTGCAAGGTTAGAGCCCGCGTTTGTCGCAATACCAGCCGCGCTGCCAGTAGCGTTGAGTCCCTGACCAGATAGCGTGTTCAAGTTGCCTATCTGCTGCTGAAGACCCTGTGATGCTAGTCCCTGACCAAATCGCTGTAGCTCCTTCTGTACGTTACCGCCGCCCAGACCGCCAGTTGCGCCTGCACCTGCCAGGTTAGCCCGCATACCCTGCTCTCTGAGGAATGCTATCTGTGGTGACTCTTGGTAGGCAGCGTTAAAAGCGTCCTGTCCTAGAGCACCTGAGAGTGCCAACTGCTGCTGTAGAGCATTAGTGCCAGCCTCTTGGTAAGGGTTAAACATTCCCTCGGCGCGATTGGATGAGTCAGTAATGTCGGTTCTAGCTACATTTGATTGAAGCCTAGCGTTCTCTAAGGCTGCCGCGTACTCATTTCTTAGATCGCCTCTAGCGCCGGTCACACCAGTGTCTAGGGAATTAATTCCCTGAGTGGTTCCAGACCTGATTGCCTGTGCGGCTATATCGTTCTGAGCTTCTGCGGATGCTAGTGCGGCAGCATTCTGTGTAGTTAAATCTCCCCTTCCAGCCCTATTAAGCTGGTCTAGCATCTCAATAGCCCCAGACGCACCACCCCTGAGCGCCATCTCTGACCCTCGCAGTCCCGTGGGTATTTCTGCTCCTGCTTGCGCTGGTATAGCTGCTTGATCTGCAGCGGTATTGTTCCCGCTAAATGATGTGTCTACTATGCCATCTAAACCAGTATTAGTGTTGGTAGTGTTGGCCTGATTATTGTTGTTCTGATTGTTGTCCTGATTAGCGTTGTTCTGATTAGCGTTGTTCTGATTAGCGTTGTTCTGGTTATTATTGTTCTGGTTGTTATTGTTCTGGTTGTTGTTGTTCTGATTATTGGTGTTCTGATTGGCCATGTAAGTTATTACATCATCCTCACTCACCCCAAACTGTTGAGCAACTTGGGCAGTGCTTAACAGGCCGCTGTTGATTGAGTCGGTAACCATCTTTATTTCGGCTTCCGTGTAATCTCCATCAGCAGCAATATTCCGAACACCAGCAGAGGCAACCGCCACGCCTTGACGGGCGTTAGCTAAGTCCTCGTCACTGTATAGCTCTACATCGGTTAGATAGCTCTCGATAATAGACGGGTCAGAAGAGAAATAGTCAGCAACATCGGCAACACTCGCCACGCCGCTATTGATCATCTTCATAACGGCACTGACATCTGCGTTGGCTATATCATCGCCAGAGGTATAAGCATCTCTGGATATTCCAGTTAGGGCCTGAATTATTGATGGGATAGGCACGTTGAAATGGCTAGAGACTTGGCTGACATCAACCTCGCCGCTGTTGAGTAAGTCCGTTACCCTACTGACTGTCTCATCACTATAGGGCAGTGATGAAGATAAGCCTTCTAGGGCTGAGTTTTGCCCTGCTGACTGGGCTGCTGTTTGCTGGGTTGCTGTTTGCTGTGCTGCCTGAGCTTGATTAATTATGCCTTGCTGGGCTGCTTTAAAGTCAGAAGTAGTGCCACCACCAAAAACAGAAGCGGCCTGATCCGCAGGGAAGAAGGGCATAGAGGTATTTAAGTTTGCGACAGAATTATAGGCGGTATTATACGCGCCTACAGTTTCATTTAGCTTTCCTTGTTGCACTGGTAAATCTGCTCTTGCTTGTTCTAATTTAGAGCGAAGATCAGCTAGACGAGGCTCATAAGTACCCTTAGTAGATCCCTTTCCAAGACGGGAATTTTCATAGTGCTCTTGATTTCTTTGAATGTCTCTTTCTAGGCTATTTATTGTCCTTTGTGCGGCTGTTACGGCGCTTGTTGCGCGTTTCAATCCAGTAAGATTTCTCGTATAGGTAGTAATGTTTTTTACGTCATCATTGCTGAGATTACCATTTAGGTAATCACCAACAGCCTTCATCTCCATTAACTCCATGTCAGTGTTTGTAAGCGCACTATCTTGCCTATTGCTTAGGAGCCGAACAGTAGCCTGTCCTATTGGCATACCTGAGCCCAGCGACAACTCCATCGCATCACCCATAAAGTTTGTAATAGTGCCGCCGGATGGCAATAACCAAGACAAACCTATTTGAAAACTATTACCATATCGGCCTCCAGCTTCAGACTCACTTCCATAAACATCATAATAGACCTCTCTGACGTGGTTAGGCCAATTATACATTCCTTGCCGACCGCCTTTTTTAACAGCCAAATTAATTAATTCTGCAAAATCCATTAGCCTACGCTCCCTGAATTTAAGGCATCTCTGACATGATTTGCGCTAAAACTAGCCCCTTGCCGCTTGCTCGATGTCGTTAGTGGTCTTTCTTCCTGCTTACCGTAGTTATCCCAGTGCCACTTCGCGTAGCCTTCTACTGTTGTGAACTGCGGATCACCGCCCCGCAATAGAGCGAGTCGATTTGATATGTAATTGGCCTCAATGTCTGGATTAGCCGCAAGGTACTGGTGTGCGCTGGAGTCGGTCCAGCTCTCTTGTGCTGCTGTGTTTGTTGATGACCCATACTCGGGCATCTGAAACTTTGCGTACTCTACTGGCGCAGGATTAGTCAGGCCCGTTAGAGATGAGTAGTCAACAGGGACGTTCTGGGCGCTCAGTGCGCCGTAGTTGATAGGATCGCCAAGTATCGCGTTGCGCTGACCTTGTAGGCCCGCCATGATCGCCTGCTGGGCCATGTAGTCACCAGACTGCAATGTCTCAACTCTAGGCTGGAATGTCTGACCAGTAAGCCCCAAGTTTCTGTTTAGGGTTGACTGAGAGATGTCTTGAGCGTTCTGGTAGCCAGGAGTAAGGCTATCAACTGATCTCTGACCATACTTCAGGATCAGGCCCATATCCTCTTCGCGATTCTTCTCTAGCTGCTTCTGCTGCTTCTTCGATGACTTATAGTCATTGACCGATCCCGCCAGGCTTGATGCTCCACCCACTACCGCTGCCGCTGTAGCTATATATGACATTATTCTTGCTCCAGTAATTTATCTGGGCATTCGCCCTCAATTGTTTCATAGGTAGGAATAATGTATTCCTTCTCAACCATCTCCACGCTTGGCTCTTTATCCCAAGGCATACAATTAATCCAAACGGAATCCTCAATGGCGTAGATAGCCTTCTTCACCAACTCACCGGAGACAAGAGTATGCGGAGCCTCAAGCTCTACCCTTCCCTTGTCCGTAACTGCCACGACCTTACCTTTGGATAAGATGTTCACATTGGAATGTCTGTGGATCTTTCCGGTGATTACCACGCCCGCCGGTATGTGTAGCTCTCTAGTATACAGCCCATGAGAGAAGTAGTGGTTACACTCCAGTTCAGTAATATTGATGTTGCCAGGGCTTGCAAGGATAGCCTCTTCGAGCGATGCCATCTTCTCTCTGTGCTCTAGGTTTACAAGTTGGTTCATACTGCCACCCATCCCTGTTTGGTATCGCCGCCAATATTGGGCAGCATCTTCCTGTATTCGATTGTTCCAGATACCCCTGTTGAGTTGATATAGAGGCTGTACTGTCTAGCGTCTATGAATCCCTCTGGAGTACCAGCACCCACTATCGGAATGCTTAGGCTCGCGTCCTGAGTGAATAACCTGAATGATTGCGCCATTGTACCGTCTTCAAAGACTATTGGCTGCGCTACATTTAGTCGTGGGTTGCTCACTTATCTCCACCAACAATGTCAGCGGATAGCTGGATAATAACCGGCTTGACCGCATCAGTCAGTGTAAATCGGAATATCTCAAACCTTGCAGCCCTTCCGTTCCTGCGCCAGATGGCCCTGCGGCTATACTCGCCAATCTTGCCCAATCCTCTAGCAATGGACCCGCTCCAGGTCTTTCCGTCTACACTGCGCTCTAAGACTATCTGCGGATCTTCTACGTCTGTATTGCCTACGCCTGACTCTACCGTTAGCTCTAGGCTGGGGAAGAATACAGACTTCATGTTGTTCTGGAAGGGCTGTGTTGCTATAACCCGAGTGATTGTGTTCCCGTATTCGGTATAGACATCAGAGTCCATCTCACCAATCCTGCCGTCAACAATGTCGCCGCACAGTATTCTGTTATAAGCCTTGACGATAGAGGCCACCCTGAAGGCTCCTATGGCCCCAGAGATGGAAGACTTACGCTCGTGCCACTTCTGCGATATCGTGTCGTAGACAAGTGTCGCAGAGGGCAGGGCGAAGCCTATGAAGTATGCGCCCTTGTTTGCGTATGCCCATGAGTAGATAGAGGATACTTGGTCCTGCGTTAGGGCACTCAAGAGGGAGTCTATGGCGGTAGTTGAAACCTTGACCGTACTGTTGCCGTTTAAGGCCCAGATTGCAGGAGACTCGTTATTGCCACCACCGACCCACATGAAAGTGTCTTGTGCATTAACCAACGAGTAAGGCGAAAAACAGCCCTTCTGAAGGAATAGTCCTGTTCTCTGAAAGGGGAAGTCTGCCCCACCGATGTTCTGGAAAGCCTCAAATGTTTCGCCGCCTGATATGAATAGTTGATTCTTAAATACTACCGGGGCAACGATGTCATCAGGGTCTGATTCAGCGGTTCCAAAGTCTAGTGCGTTGTAGGCTAGACCGTTATTGATCGCGCTAACAATGAACTTCTTAGTATCGGTTGTGATTAGGAAGTAGCCGTCAATGAAGACGACAAACTGTGGTGCTCCGTTGGCTACAAAGTCAACGTCTGTAATCTCTGCAAAGGCATCAGTTACATGGTTGTAGATGTATCCCTTGCCGCCTGGCACTAGGACCATTAGCTGTGTGCCGTTGTCGGCCATTGACACCCTAGTGGTTCCAGCTATTGTGCCGATGGTAGTCAGGACAAAAGTGTCACTCATTCTGTAGAGTGTTGTCCCGTTCACAAAGTACGGCTTTCCCGCCATCTCATGTGCGCCACGGTTGATCTCATCAAGTATGCCGCTAGTGGCCCTCTCTACAATGCCCTCAGTACCAAACAGAGTCTCCTGAGAGAGTCCTATGCCCTGCACGACATTCGGATACCAGTTGGTACACTCCTGCGCCGATATGGGCAGGGAGTCCGATACATAAAAGCCGTTGGCTATTGGTAGGACGGTTGCTGGCATTAAGCGACACCGAACAGTGCGTCAGTTACCAAGACATCAATTGTATCCGTGTCATTAGCAACGAACAGCTCAAGGTAGTCATCAGTAGCCAGTGAGATGTTATAGAACAGGCTCATGTTTCCAGTCTCTGCCGTGCTCACTGTGCGAGTTATCCTAGCAGCAGCAACCGCTGTCCCGTTCTTTGCTAGATAGACAGAGATTGATTTATTACTTCCAGAGACGGGCTTTAGAGTGACCGATGCCTGTACGCCTACTACAGCAGTTGGAGTGCCTGAATAGGTCAGCCTGCCGCCAGTTGTAGCAACAAAGCTAGATACTAGCCCAGTGACCCAAGTGCCAGCAGCAAGGACAGAGGTTCCGGCGACAGATATGGTAGTAGCCGTAGAGTTACCGTGCATAGTTGACTGCGCGTAGATGGCATTAGCAACAGAGGATATCTCAATACCAGTAGTGCCTGAGACAGCAAGGGCAATACCGCTACCAGCTACAAGGCTGGCAACAATTGGTGAGGTTGCTGTGGTACTAAGTAGCACAGGAGTACCCACCGCACTGGCCGTGAAGTTATGCTTTATCTCTACGCCGTTGGATGCTGATACGTTAGCAAGTATCCCTGAGCCGCTCTCAATGTTGCGTATATTGTTGATGGTCCCATCTACGTCAAGTATTGGAGATCCAGTGACAGCGCCCTCTTGGACGATGGTCCCAGTGACACCAAGACCGCTAAGGAAGTCTGTATAGGCTATTCGGTAGTTGTACCCATTCACTACATAATCAAGGTATCCACCGGCCTCTACCGTTGTCTTTCCTACGAACTCGCTCTTCTTTCTGCCCTGTGCTCGCTTGGTTGTCATACTGTAGATGTCTCCAGTCCTATTGCGCCGGTAGTTTCGGCAAGTATCTCGTCCTCTTCATCACTAAAGAAGTGACCGACCAAACGAAAGCCTTGGCCTTCATTGCCAGATCCAATAGGTAGAATTGATGGGAAGCGACTAATGCCCATTGTCTGGCCGATGGTTCTCATTGTATGAAGACCCTCACGCGCAGCAACAACAAGGCCGTTGGATACCACGCCACCGTAGTCAGGGGATACCTCTATAGCCATGTTGGCAATGATTCCGCGTAGTGCTCCCGCAGGAACTGTAACCGTGTCACCGAGGTCAGTGACCTCTGTATAGCCTAGCTGTACGCCTTGAGCGTCCAACTGGGTCATGTAATTGTTTAGTGCGAAGATGTAGTCCTGGTATTCAGCAGGCTCGAGTGGAGACTCTGCCGCCTGGACAAGAATTCGTTGAAGTGATGCTTTT